TGATTCACCGCAAGCCGACCTCGCGCATTCGCTGGACAGTGACCTGCGATCACGTCGTTTTGCACGATGACTGGTCGCCGTACAAAACATTTACGATCATCCCGTTCTTCCCGTATTTCATGCGCGGGCGAATCATGGGCATGGTCAAGAACCTGATCGGTTCGCAAGACCACCTGAACAAGACCACCTCGCAAGAGTTGCACGTGGTGAACACCACGGCCAACTCCGGTTGGACGATGGAAGAAGGCACCCTGACGAATATGTCAGAAGACGAACTGGGCGAGCGCGGGGCCGAGACTGGTCTGGTGCTGGTCCACGCTCGCGGGTCGCTACCTCCGCAGAAGATCAAACCCAACCCGGTGCCAACCGGTCTTGAGCTGATCTCCAACAAGTCGCGCCAGTTCCTGCGGGAAATCTCCGGCATGGAAGGCGTGCTGGGTATCGGGTCTCCTGAAATCAGCGGCGTTGCGCTCCAGGGCAAACAGGAGCGGGCAAACGTCCAGTTGCAGGTACCGTTTACCAACCTGGCGCGGACGCGTCGAATCCTGGGCCGCAAGCTGTTGGAGATTTTTCAGCAGTTCTACACCGAGCACCGGGTTATGTCGATCACCCGTAGTTTGGCTACGGAAAGTGAAGAAGGCACAGAGAGTCTGGAGATTAACGTCCCCACGATAACCGGTGCGATCCACAACGACATTACCCAGGGTAAGTACGACGCCACGGTATCGGTACAGCCGAGCCGCGACACGTATGACGACATCCAGTTTGCCAAAGCGATGGAGTTGCGCAACAACGGCATTATGATCCCTGACCACATCGTGGTGCAGTACAGCGGTTTGGCGGATCGCCAGGAAATCGCGAACCAGCTCAAAGAACTGTCCGGTATGGCCGAGCCGACCGAGCAGGAAGTGCAGCTTATGCAGATGCAGCAGCAGTTGCAGATGGAAATGTTGCAAGCCGAGCTGGGCAAACTCACCGCAGAAGCGCAGGAAATCCAGAGCCGGGCCGAACTCAACACGGCCAAAGCAATTCAGGAAGGCGGTGGCATGGATTCACCGACCAATCAGATCCGTTTGCAGGAGCTGGAGCAGAAGATTCAAACCAAGCGGGAAGAGCTGATGACCCGCATCGAACTGGCGAAGATGACTCACCAGTTTGGTTCACAGAAACAGTCGGTTCAGAGCGCCGTGCAGTTGGCATCCGTCCAGCAGCAGACCGACACTCAGCGTTATTTGGCGCAGCAGCAACGCACTCAGGGCAGCAATACACAAAAGGGCAGTAACCAATGAGCACAAAAGCACCCGCTATTCCGAACGACCAGAAACGAGCGACGTTTGACCCCGCAGACTTTCTACCGGATGACTCGGTGGAAGAGACCCCGGATGGGGTGGACTACGGCGATGACTTTATACCCACTGATGACGACGGCAATGTAGTGCCGGAGGAGGAGCCCGCCGAAGAAGAACCGGCTGAGGAGGAGCCCGCCGAAGAAGAACCGGCTGAGGAGGAGCCCGCCGAAGAAGAACCGGCTGAGGAGGAGCCTGCTGAAGAAGAACCTGCTGAAGAAGAACCCGCAGAGGAGGAGCCTGCGGCTAAGCAGCGCGGTAAGCCTGGGCACATGATCCCGAAGGCGCGACTGGATCACCAGATTGCACTGACTCGTGACATGCAGAAGAAAATCGCTGCCCTGGAGCTGGAGGCGTCGGATGCGAAAGCCGCAGCCGTTAAAGCCGCCCAAGTGCCGGACGAGCAGATTCAGGGCTGGCTGAAAGAAGCCAACGAGAAAGCCCTGGCTGGGGACATGGACGACGCGGCGGCGCTGCAAACCAAAGCCTTTTCGGCCATGCAGAGCAACCGAGGCGAGTCTGCTCAGGGCCAGCAAAAATCCATCGACGCTGACCAGCTGCGTGCTCAGCTCAAAGAAGAGCTGAAGGTGGACAGTCTGGTGGAGAAGGTCTTTGCCGACTACCCGATGCTTGACCCGAACGGGGACGTGTTTGACGAGGACATGAACACCGAGGCCCTGGAGTACCAGGACTATTTCATCAGCAAGGGCTACGAGCCTTCGACCGCGATTGAGAAAGCGATCGGCATGTTGTCCAGTGCGCACGGTATCAAGGCCGCGAGTTTCAAAGAGCCCGAAGCGCCTGCTGCCAAGAAGCCGGATCGCAACGTGAATGTGCCGGTGGAGAAGAAACTGGCGGCTTCTAAACAGCAGCCTGCCGAACCTCAAGGGCGTCGCGGGAACAAGTCTGCGGCGGAGGACACGGTGGACATTAACAGCCTGAACGACGAGCAGTACATGGCGCTGCCGGAGTCCGTTAAGGCGAAGCTGCGCGGCGACTAATAACGCTTGCGTTAGAATATCCGCAGTGCTAATATTTGGGGCAGAACTGTAATGGTTCGCCCCATTTCGTTTGGCTCTCGATACGAGCCTGGGATCGTCCCCAAAGAGGCGTACAGCTTAGATCACAGCGTTGATTACCCACGATACGGGCACCTAACCGCGAACTTTTCGCGAGCATGTGCCCACCTGTCGGTACAGCTCGCATAACGACTATGTGAGGAATGCCGACATGGCACTGACTAATTTCGCCGCTCTGACCTCAGAGCAGAAAACCGCACACGCGATGGAGACATGGGGCCACGCCCGTAACATGTCTTTCCTCAACCGCTTTGTTGGCTCCGGCCAGAACGCGATGATCCAGCGCATTACCGAACTCAAGAAGTCTGAAAAAGGCGCACGGGCTGTAATGACCCTGGTTGCTGACATGCTGACGGACGGTGTGACCGGTGACTACGAACTGGAAGGCAACGAAGAGTCGCTGAAAGCCTACGACCACGTTATCCAGCTCGATCAGTTGCGTAACGCGAACGTACTTGAAGGCCGCATGGCCGACCAGAAGTCCATCGTCAACTTCCGCAAAGAATCCAAAGACAAGCTGGCCTACTGGTTGTCAGATCGACTCGATCAGATGGGTTTCCTGACCCTGAGTTCGATTCCGTACACGATGCGCACTAACGGCGCGGCTCGTGTCGTCAGCTCGACCGGTCAGAACCTGGGCGACTTGGAGTTTGCACCTGCTTTGAACTCAGCACCCACGGTCAACCGCGCATTCCACATCGGCGCTAATGGCCTGACCACAGGCGACGGTTACAGTGCGTCTGCGGGTACTTTGGAGTCACTGAGCTACGCGAACCTGGTACGCATTAAAGCCGCGGCTAAGGATCACTACATCAAGGGCATTCGCGGCAAGGGTGGTCAGGAAATCTACCACATGTTCGTGACCCCTGAAGGTATGGCCGATCTGAAGCTCGATCCAGATTTCATTGCCAACGTCCGACACGCAGGTGTTCGTGGTGACAAGAACAGCCTGTTCACCGGCACGGATTCCGTGATGGTAGACGGTCTGATTATCCACGAGTTCCGTCACGTCTTTAACACTCGCGGTGCAGCTTCGGGTGACAAGATGGGTGCGACCGGCGTAGACCAAGGCCAGCGAGCATTGCTATGCGGAGCCCAGGCGATTGGTATGGCAGACATTGGGCCGGGTTATTGGGAAGAAGATTACTTCGACTACAAGAACCGTCCGGGTATTTCCTACGGCAAAATCTTCGGCTTTACCAAGCCGCAGTTCAAAGGGAACCCGTACGCCCCCGACACCAAAGACGACTTCTCTGTAATGTGCATTGACACTGCCCTGAGTGCATAAGAGAAGAACGGCGGGGGCCAAAACCCCCGCCGCCTTTGGCAGGAGAAACCAATGCCTACGATGATTTCAGATATTGACCTTTTCGTGGCGTACAACGGCCCCAGCGCCCGCTTTATTGCGGGCGTTGAGCGTTATGTACGCGACTCTTTGGTGGATGTGGCTTTAGCTAACGGCGCTATGTTGACCGAGCGGCATTTGGGCCGTAAGGCGCAAGTAGAGCCGGAAGTGCCTACGTCTTTGGAGAATCGTGACGGTGAAATCCAGATCGCAATCGAAGCGTTGCAAGAAAGCGGTGCAGACTCGGCGTTTGGGGTGGATGGCAAACCAAAGGTCCGCCGTATCGAAAAAACCCTCGGTTACAACATCGACGCCGCAGACCGCGACCGCGTCTGGGATGTGATGAATGCCGATTGAGGTTAAGTCAATACTCCAAAACGCCTCGGTGGCGCTTGCCGATGAGCGGGATCACCGCCGCTGGCCGTTGGCCGAGCTGTTGGCGAACCTGCACGACGGGCTTTTAGAGTTGCAGGAGCGCAGACCCGATGCGTTCTCTGCCGCTCGACCTCATTTATTGACTGCCGGTGCCCGACAGACGGTGGCCGGTGTGCATTCTGTGCTGAGCGCCACGATGAATGTACTGCGCAGCGACCCGACTATGCCACGGCGCACGGTGCGGATGGTTACCCGCCTGCACCTGGATAACAGCGACCGCGATTGGGTCGGCAGGCCGCAGGCCACACTGATTGAGAACGCGGCGTTGGATAACCACGAGCGCGAGAAGTTCTGGGTACAGCCGCCCAGCGATGGCCAGGGCGCGGTTGAGTTGCAGGTATCTATCCGGCCCGAGCTGGTGGGTATAGCGGCGGGGGATGACCCTCTGCTGCTGAACAGTTACGCATTCACGCTGGACGTACCACGAGAATTTGCTCCGGCACTGACGTATTACGTGTTGCACCGGGCCTGGGCGAAGGACGCGGACTTTGCGGCCAACCAGCAGAACTCGAACCAATACTACGACTGGTTTAAGCAGGCCATCGGCGGGGGCGAATAATGGACTTTGTCGAAGAGCTGTTGCCAGAGCTGATGTTCCAGGCCGCCGATGTGTCGGACACGGCGCTGCGTCGGGCACTACGTTTGGGCGCACAGGACTTGCTGATTAACAGCGACCTGTGGGTGCAGGAGCTGCTGCCGATTACGCTGTATTCCAACTTGCAGCGCTACACTATGCGGTTGCCTGCCTCTACCCGGATTTCCCGCGTCGAGTGGGTGAAGCTGGACGGGCAGCCGTTGGAGCCGTTGGAGCTGGAGGACATTGCCGAGAACGACGAAATTGGTTTCCACATTACCAACGACCATCCGCATCAGTTGGTAGTGACGGACAAGACCCCGCGAGGCCAGATACGTATGGCGGTGCGTTTGTACCCCACCAACACGGCGACGGACTTACCGGAATGGCTGGTGCAGGACTTCCGCACGGCGTTGGTGAACTCGGCGCTTATCAAAGTGTACGGGATGCCTGGGTCGCCCTGGTTTGATCCGAGTTTGGCCCAGTTGCTGGGCAGTCAGGTGCAGTCTGCCATTCTGAACGGGCAGCGGCTCATTTCCAACCGCAAGCGCGGCAGACGGCGCGTTGTCCGCTACGGAGGTTTGTAACCATGGGTTTTTTAAGCAAGATTTTTGGCAAACCAAAGTCGTCCAGCAAAGAGCCGACGGCGAACGACCGGGCGCTGGCCAGTGTATCTCAGGGGCAGATCAACCGGTATCAGGGTAAGTTTTCCCCGCTGCTGGGCCGCTTGGACGATATGGCGCAGGAGGACAAGTCTGCAACCCAGCGGGGGCGCAGCTCTGCGGATGTGATGCAGTCGCTTGGGTCAACGGCAGGGCCAGGCGGCACAGGGCAGATTAACCCGTCGGCGCGGGTCGGTACACGAGCCCTGGGTTCGGCGCTGACGTCAGGCTCCAACAACGCTACAGACCGCAGCACCGGATTGACCAAAGGCGTGATGGATGCGGCAACCGGCGCGGGCCAAGAGGCGATCCAGGGCCTGGGACTGGCGGCGAAACTTTCATCCAACGAAGCGATTATGAAAATTCAGAACGATATGGCTCGCGGTAAGCGCACCAGCGATTTTCTGGGAGCTGTTATGGGCGGTGCAACGGCGGGGGCTATGGCGGGCGGTGGTGCGCCAGCGGGCGGCACGGATACGGAGATAGGCACGTTTGCCCGCAGCAGCTACAACCAGTCGGCAGGTAAAGGCGGCGCTGGGTCAGGTATATCTGTGTATCAGACGCCGCGACAGATGAATCAACCGCGCATTTCGTTTAACCGATAACGCTGGAGGACAGCCATGGGCAAGCTCGATGATGTGCTGGCCGGGATTAACAGGAGACTCTACAAGGAGTACCAGGACTACGGTATTCCGGCAGAGGATCGGTTGTTCGACCAGCTGGATGCGGACACTACGCAGAAAGCCTTGGCGGACGCGACTAAGGCCCGTCGAACACTGGGCCAGGTCGATGACCGCAACGCGTCCCGGTTTGGCGTGACGAAGAATTCGGCGCAGCAGGTTAATAGCGATCGGCGCACGCTGCTGAGTACCCGAGCGTCC